CTGGTCTCAAACCTAGGCTCCTTCCTCATGGTTTCTGTTTTCCCATTCGTAGCTGTACGTGGTAGGTGATGGCTCTGTATGATTCTTAACTCGATCCATCTCATCTCTTAGCACCTGCAATAGTATAAAGTAACCAGTGAGATCCATAAGATCGTTCTCACTAAGGTAGCTGCTCTTACTCTTTATCCTATTAAGTTTGTCGTTAATCCTAGCCTGAATAGCGTACATAGGCTCTACCTCGAATAGCACTCCTTTGTTGAATACTGAGTTACCATAAGACCTATTCTTCTCTAGGAGTAAGTCTCTGATTTCGTCACATTTTTGTTTGATCTTGTCCTGCATCTCTCTTGAATTAAATTTAACTTCTACTTAACTTTTACTGGTCTGCTTATGTGTATGTTTGTGCCATGAATAAATTCACAACGTTTACATACGTCGCCATTATGATAGTGGCGTACCTTTACGGTATATTGCTGTAGGGGAAAGAGTCGAACTTCCACGTAGAGGTTAGCTAAAGGACAAGTTGTGCACATTGGTGGTCAACCCTCTATCCTGAAGTTTATTCCTTGGTCTACGCCCACGAGACAGGTGGGTGTGTCTGCCAGTTTCACCACCCTACAGTGTTTGTTACTTAAGTATTTTTCTGTACTCTACTGCTGCGAAAAACACGCAGATCAAGACTACAGATAGGTAAATCATTTCCATATTTTCGGTGTTTTAATAAAGTGCAAAGATATTAAAATATTCAACCCTTTACTATTTAATTTTCAATTAGTTAATAGTGAAAACGAGGAGAAGCCCCCACAGCCTCTCCCCGACTCTCACTTGCTGATTTCCAAACCCGTAGGTTTAAAAATGCCTGCTTTCCTAGGGCAGGACTTTTTGTGCCCAACTCACGCATGGTGCTCTCGTATGATATGCAGCACTCACGTAGCTTGCTCACGTACTAAGGCTAGACCAAAATTCGTTGCAGTATCAAGTACCACGAATAGCCTTGGGGTTGCAACCGACTTGTTACAGTTTAAGACCTAGGTCGTAGATCCCCCTCCACTTGCTGATTCTTAATGAACATCGTGAGACATACAAACGAAATGGTGCTCAACAATGTCAGTAATATTTATCTCAACCTCGTTGGTAGACTTACATCTTATCGTCAAGGTACTCATCAAGTGATTAATTTTGTATAGTTCTTCAGGAGTCCTTCCAGTTGTACAAGTCGTGTATGCTGATTTTTTCCACGTCTTTGCTGGTTTCCTTACCCCTTTTACGTAGCGTATAACTCTCCAATCGTAGTTTATCGTACTGTGATATATAGCCTTTTTCATCTTTCAAGATATTAATCATGATGTCTAGTTTCTCTTCAACCGATGTGTACTTATCTTTAAGTACATTTAATATTGTCTTCTTCACAAAAAGTTCTTCGCTAGGGGTTACACCATCAACTAATTCTTTTAACTTTCTTAACTCGTCATTAAACAAACAATTTTTAACGACAGATCTATAGTGGTGCATTATAAGGGAGTGGTGAAAGTCAGTTAGTTTCGCTATCTCTGACCATCCTAAGTAGTATTTATCCTTCAGCACGTACACTAATATTTTTCTTGCGTTTATTATAGTTCTGTACCTACGCTTAGATAGTATTTTACTTTTAGGCATTCCTGTAGCATTTGACACCTCTTCTAAGGCTTTTATAAGTATCTCTTCGTTTCTTTTCATATCAGTTCTTTAATTAAGGTTCTTGTTGCGTAAATAATAAATATCAATCCCATTGTAAAGTCTATGGTTTCCATGTTGTCATAGTTAGAATGAATCGCTTGGTTGTACTGTTATAAATTTCTCTTCGTAATCTTGTGGGTCACTAAACTTAGTGTACTCCTTCTTAAACCTAAGAGGCAGAGTTCCTGTACCAATGTTCCTACCCTTAGCGAATATAAGATCTACAAGTCCCTCTGTAGGTTGCCCTGCGTCGTCTGTCATTATCCCGTAATACTCTGGTCGGTATACAAGCATAACAATATCTGCAGCTTGCTCGATTTCTCCTGACTCACGAAGATCGGATAGACTTGGTCTACAACCATCTCTTCTCTCTACACCACGACTAAGTTGTGATAGAGCGACGATAGTTACGTTAAGCTCTTTAGCTATGTTCTTAAGCTCACGAGCCACTACAGCTACCTCTTGCTCTCTAGATGCTCCAACAGCCTTGACAAGCTGTAGATAATCTACTAAGAAGAACTTAACATCCTTTGTGATAACGTACTGACGTATCTTGTTGAGGAGGTATCGAAGGGAAGAGTCTTTACACTCATCTATAAATAGACTTGTACCTTCAAGTTTACCTATAGCCCTATCAACTCTCGCTAGTTCGTTGGACTCAAGGGTTCCCTTCATTATATACCTATTGTTAACCTCACTCTCAAGGGACACTAATCTTTGTAGTAATTGTGTATCTCCCATCTCGTATGAGAATACTGCTGCAGGAATTCCTGCCTTAGCACAGTTGTAGCAGAACGACAACCCTAAGGATGTCTTACCCATAGAGGAAGCACCACCTATGACTATAAAATCAGTCTCTTGCCACCCACCAGTAAACTTATCTACAGACTGAAATCCAGTAGGCAGACCGATCATGTCATCTGAGTCCATCCTTCTTCGGATGTCATCGTGCAATACCTTTAATTGCTTCTTGATGTCGGGTATATCACTCCCCCTGACCTCTGATATAGGCTTGAGTTCTGATTCTATAAAGTCAAGGATGCTAAACAAGTCCTCGTTCTTGTTAATCTTATTACTTGTGAGGTCAATTAGTTTCCTAAGCCTGACCTTCTTTTCTTCTTGTGATAGGTACAGAACTAAGTGTTCTGTGTTGTAGTGACTGAAATCTTTAGCGTAGCACTCAGCTATCCTATAGTCAGCCATAGAATCCTTAACTAAGGATGATAGCACAACCATATCAACTACCTCACCTTTATCCAATCTATCTGATACAACTCCGTATATCTTTCTGTTTAAAGGATCTGAGAATATGTCTCTATTAATTATACTATGGTTATCGTAATACTCTTTGGTGTAAGTCATGATACGACCAAGTAGCATTACCTCCATCTCTGTATTATCTTTCATCGGTATGGTATTTTGGTTTAACGTATCGGTTTGTTTTCTTGGCATCAAATTTCACTTCACTCTCCCAACCTCTATTTCTTATCCAAGTTGATGGCATCTTTCTATACTGCTTATCTGGAGTAGAGTCTACATATGCCTTTACACCTTTAACTGCTTCAAGCATATCTTCTAATGTTAGGTTCATAAAAGAGGTCCTTGCCCTGCCTTTATCTACTCTCTTGTCGTATAGATTCCAAAACATCTCGAAGCCTTTTTCTTTTCTCTCGTCCTCCTCAGCCTGCTTCTCCTGAGATTCAAAGCGAGCATCTGTGGTATTAAGGCAATGATTGATATTGTTAAAAGAAGCCAGAGCCTCCATCTCGTTGTTAAAGATAGCATCATGTTTGTTGTCTGTAAAGTGAAAGTGTATAGTACGACCATCAATCTCTACAAAATTTAATCTATCTGTAATTATTACGTCTGTATCTGATACTCTTAATCTCATAGTGACAGTGGTTTTTGGTTAGGGTTAAAAAAAGGAGGGGACTGAGCCCCTCCAATAATTAAAACGGTAGATCGTCAACCTTCTCTTCAGCTTTCGCTTCAGGCTTAAAGGTGTCTACTTCAACGTAGTGAGTCTTACCATACTGGTCAGCACCATCACGCTTCTTTGCGATTTTCAACTTGATGTACTTGTCTCCATTGTAGTCGAAGATGTGTTCACCAGCTTCACTTTTAAGTTTGGTTAGGTTTAAAGAAAACTCTACCAAATCTCCATCGAACTTCTCAGTTCCGTTTGCAACGTAAATTTTTTGTGTGTTACTCATAGCTTTCAGCTTGATTAAAATAATTAACTAATGCCTCCCTTTGCGTTATATGTAAATACCTTGCGATTTTTCTAACGTGCTTAACTTTAAACTCGTCAGGTTTGTCTAAGTATTTATATAGGGTAGGTCGACTTAACCCTATTCTTTCAGATAGCCAAGATATATTTAAATCAGCTTCTTTTAATGCGTCTTTTAATGTCATAGTGTATCCATTACGAGGTGTTCTTCAACAACCTCTTCGTTATCAATAAAGAACCTTCTGTATGTATCAAGTAGATACTTATACTCATCTCTACCCCTTGCAAGAAAGTCTTCTCCTGCGTAGAATATGGATACGTTATATGGTCTTTCTTTCTCTTGTGTTATAAACACAAACTCATCACAATTAAACCCATCCATATAGAATGCTGACTGCCTATCGTAGCCATACTTCTTACAAGATCCACTGAACCCGTAAAGGCTACCATCTCCCGTAGTCTTAAGGTCTACAAGGACGCTACCATTCCTGTAGTCAGCCTTACCTTTACAGAACACTCCTGTGTCTGGGTCTTCCCAAGCGTTAGCTATCTCCCTCTCTCCTTGTGATTGAAGGAGGTCTCTTACCTCAGCGTGAGAGAATAGAACGTCTTGCATACGCATGATTCTGTCGTATTCCTTCTGAAGGATAATAGTGGGTGCATCAGGGTTCTCAGCTTTAAAGTCTTTGTACCCCTTAGTAGTCCTTGTTGCTGAAGCAAACACCTTAACCTTGTCGTTAAACTCGTTAGGCTCAAGCATAGCTACGTGGTATGCCCTACCAAAGATCATTGGGAAAGTTTCCACCCTAAGTTCAGGGTGGTCTCTCATCATCTTATAGGTGCGAACATCTTTCTTTATCAACCCCAACTGCGAATTTGTAACAAAGTCATAGTCTGAGTAGTAGAAAGAGTCGTCCTCTAACTTTTTTATAAAGCTATCTAAAGCCATTACGCTAAGGTTTGGGATAGTTTAAGAACCTTCTTGAGGTTGTCAGACTGAGTCTTAGTAAGTTCGTAGCCGTTCATCTTCTGCTTAACTACATCTCCTTTACCGTCCTCAATAGCTTTAAGCATATTCTTATACTTATCTGCTGTCAACTTAGGCTTGGATGCTGGTGCTGATGATTGCTTACGTGCTGGTGCTTTATCTACTGCACTATTACCATCATCATCTCCCGTAACAACACCTACAAAAGATGCTAAAGCATACCTACGAGCATAGCTAATTGCTGAACCTACACCATGAGCGTCCTCTTTACAAGGAATGTAGCACGTAGATTGTAGATACTCCCCACTTGAATGTGATAGTATTGTAGTTACACCACCTACATCAGTAGGCATCTGCACTATTGCTAACTCGTTTTCAGCCAATAGAGACCTAACTGAGTCCCACACTGCACCTAAGTCAGCGTAGTTAGATTTGAAAAAAGGATTCTTTGAGTTTTCTTTAGCAGGTCTTAGTTGAGCCTGAACTTTCGACAAGGCAAGAGTCAAGTTGCCTATTGTTTCTGATTTCTGCATAATTGGTTTTGATTTAATTAACTTTCTTTTGACAAATATAGTAAATATTTTTGTCTAAATGGTGCTTTTGTATATTTTTTTTTACACTACCCCTAATATTTCGTAGTCAATTTCGGGAGGTAGTAGGTTATCTAGTGTCTCAGAGATTGTCTCTAAGTTTTGTTGAGCGTTGTTCTCGTCATGTACCAACACTATAGCACTAATACCAAAGAGTGATGGTAGTATAGCTATCTGATATAGTATAGAGTCTGGTTGGACAACAACTAAGGTATCTGTTTCAGAGAAATAAGTGAAACTAATTTTATTCTTATTAAGAGCCTTGCATACCTTTTTCATATAAGGATGTCTGCTTGGCTTGATTCTGTTGTTTAGGTTATAATCTATCCCCTGATCTATCAACAGATTTATTAGTGTCTCGTCCTCTAATCTCATCAACCTTCATTAAAAATTCAACAACAGAATATTCTTTTTCAAGTAACTCGTTTAGACCATCTGAGTTCATATTATCTACGTAGTCTAACCAAGAGTATATTCTTTTTTGGTTTGCAGTAGCCAATCTACTAAATTTTTTTGATTTTCTTAGTAATTTTGACAACTCTGTTAGGTTATCGTGTATGGGTTGTATGTATTTAGAATGTACTTTAGCATATAATACATAGTTAGAACAAGGGTTCATCTTCCCCCTCATCCAGATCTGATCGACGTCTATAGTGTTCATCTTTATACTTTGCTTTACGTTTATATTTCTTTTTATTCGCATACACATTCGGGCGTGTTGCATCCCAAATGTCTTGCATCTTTACTTTCTTTTTCTTCATGTTCTCGTAATCGTTCTTCTAACTCTTTTACTCTATTCTCTAAGGCATCTATTCGTGCCAAGTTAAATTCTTCTACACTCATGATATTTTTTTTTTAGGTTGGTAAAGATACGAGTTTTTTATTTACCCTTAAAATCGTTGTTACTATGAATGTCCAATATGTTGTTTAGCATACTTTCTACTTCGTCATATACTTCCGTATAGTATTCTTGTGCCTCCTCAGAAAACTCAAGTGAGTCCTCTGTTTCTACCCAAGTGTCAGCACCATAGTTTAAGGTTGTGTAGTCTGTAGCTATTGTATCTACAAACTCCATAACTTTTGAGTTGTCTATATATATCTTTGCCATAGTTTTAGTCTTTAAAATCGTTTACACTTACTATAATTATTAGTATTATAGCTAAGGTTGTCCCTATAAATAGTGTTGCGTACATAATGATAGTGGTTTAAAGGTTTGCTAATACTTCTTGTTTATCGAAACAATCGTCACAGATCTCGTCTTGAATGTCGCACTCTTCAAATCTCTCGTGACAAACGTCGCAGTAAAGATGATTATCTCTATTATCATCATCTCTATTCGCTGGGTGTAGGGGACTATCGTCCCACCAATCTTTACTCATCTTTTTTAGGTTTAGATTTGTTTTCTTTCTCTTTCTTGTAGATAGAGTATCTGTACTCGTCATCTCTCATCTTACGAGCCATCTGTTGTTCGATGCTCAGTCCTTCCATCATGCCTTGCATCATAGAGGTAAATAATTCTTTAGTCTGTCCCATAGTGTTTAGTTTAAATGGTTGATATAGTTGAATAGATAGGAGTCTTCTCTCCTACGTAAGCGTTTACCACGTTGAATGATAGGTGTTCGATAGCGTCTATATATTCCATACCCTCATCCATTAGGATTTTGATCATTTTTTCTACAGAATATATAACTCTATGGGATGATGAACATACACCTAAGATAGCGTCATCAAAGCCATCTGCGAACATAAGTCCTTCATCGTAGAATGAATCTACAAGGTCATCTCTAAGAGACCCCTCGTCTTTACGTAATACCCACATATCAAAATGTTGGTATCCGATGTCTAATAAGTCATCATCAGATATGGTGTTGACCTTTCTATCCCCTAAGATAGATGCGTCTGCCCCAAGTTGTTCGTACTCGTCTAATAAAATCTCTCTGATTCTCTCTAAGCCATCTCGATAAGAATAGTCTTTGAATGGCTCGTCGGTTCTGTTGTACTCTCTAATAAACATGATAGTGGTTTTTAGTTGTTGGTGTAAATATAGTAAACTTATTTTACTTGTGCAAATTTATTTTACAGATGTCCCCCAAGTTGTATGGCATTATCTACTATGATGTCGTACCTATACTCCTCGTCAGCCTCTCTGTCGTACATACCCATTGGGATATTTAGACCAAGACCTTTTTTATACTTGGCATCTATAAACTTATTCTCTAATCTCCAATCATAGATGTCTGCGTTGGCAGTTAACCACTCCTCTACGTCTGCATCTTTGATTGTGTTTGGTACAAAAACATCTAACTCTACATATTTATGCACTACCCTTCTTGCTGATACTTTTACTTTTCTCATAGTCTTTAGTTTTCGTCATTGGTTAATGGATAATCAAATAAATGACATATTTCGTCAATTATGCAGTCTCCATATTCGGGGCAATTATACTTCATTAAAATTTCCCTCAAATCATTATGTCTTAGGTCTATTTTATTGTTTTCTGTCGTTTCCATAGTTTTTAGTTTTTTTGTTAAA